ATCTCCAAAGATGTCTGGGTATGTTGCGATAACTCCTTGCTTAAATCGCAAAAAAAAACCAGTGCGCCCAGAGCTACACCTAGTGGGAAATCCTTGTAGCCATCATTAGGCTCATACGGTTCTATTGTATATCTCTGCCCTACCTTTTGCGTTATTGGTCTGTATAGGACTGCTACCGTTTTGTGTAGCATGTCCATATCCGATAGGTACTCATCCAGATCCACATACTCCCCTAAACTTATCTCTTCTAGCATGGGTATAAATCCGTACTGTGTACCCTTGTATTCTATGATCGGAGTAAGTGAATGCTTTGCTCCAATCATCTCTAACAGCTCACTCATCATGGTGAAGAAACCATCTGACTGCATCGTTAAGGCGGTGCGTAACGGTATGCCTAAAAAGATCTCGGATGCCTTGAGTAGTGAGAATGTAATATCATCAGTATCTACCTTTAGGTATTTCTGGTACTGCTCAACTGTAAGCTCATTGACATGCTCTGGGAACATGATCTTCATTTCCTTATCTGATGGCGTATGTTCCATAATTTTTGTTTGTCTTTCTGTTGTAGTTGGTAATCGCTAGGCTCATGACAGTATCATCATGTAGCCCTACTGGATGTCCGTATCTTATGTTCCTAGTCTTAGGGCTGTACTCATAGGTAAAGTAGCCCATCTCTTGATAGAGGTATGGGAATAATGTTTCATTAGGAATACAGATCCCCCTCTCATTTGTATCAATAATAAGCCCTTCTATGATCTCTGTTTTGCTCTGGTGCGTAGTGATAAATGGATGGGTATTCTGCCACTGCATTTTGATCTGCTCATAGATCGGATCTCCCACACCATTAACCTCAACCATGCATGAGGCATTGAACTTCCTTAATCGGCTCACCACCTCTTTGATCATGGTGTGCCATTGATTCTGGTTATCTCTATACACATCAACCACAATACCTTTCTGATCCATGATTGTAAGCACTGTAAAATCCTCTTGCTTTCCTATGTCCAGACCTGCAAAGCATTTGCCTACTGGTGATGGGTACTTATCTAGTATGGCGATCTGATCCACATTCTGGAACACCTCACCACCTCCATCTAGGAACTCAGCCAGATACTCCTGCCTAAACACTTTCTCTGGTACTGTCTTTTTTGCCTCATTGATCTCAGCCTCATCTATAAACGGTGTATCGTATGAACTGCCCTTATAGCTTTTGTAATTAGGGTACTCTGAGGATGTGCCATATTGATACAGATCATAAAACCAGTTCTTTCCTTTGGGTGTAGAAATGAACAGCACCTTTTTACCTCTGACCAGTAGGGTAGGCTTGATTGCCTCCCTCCATGCATCATCCTTAATATACCCTGCCTCATCTACTATCGCATAATCTAAGGTCATACCCCTTATGTTATCATACCTCTCAGCTGATCTAAAATAGATCACTGATCCAGTTGATAGTGTGATCTCGTTTGTAGAGTAGTTGTTTGATCTGAGCAGGGCAGTGCCACCTATGGCTTCAATCACTTCTTTCTGCACCTTGTTAGCTTGTGAATACACTGGAGATACCCAGAGGATCTTGCAGGGCGCATCATTGATCGCCCAGTATAAAGCTAGATTCTCTGCCATCATAGATTTGCCGAACTGCCTACCTATGGATGCAATGTGGTATTTCTCTGATCCGTTGATCACGCTGTTTAGCAGTTCCCTTTGTTTAGGGTGTGGTGTGAATGCGGTTATCTCCATGTGTTAGGCTACTCTTTCCAATCACCAAACTTTAGTGTAATGTTCTTGAACAGATCCTCACCCTCATTACCTACAATTTCCTGCCTAGCTAGTTTTGGGATCATATATTCACTGAGCTTTAGCATCAGCTCTAAGGCTTGTTTAGGATCATCTCCTGCAACATCTGCTAACCACTTAGACATATTATCCAGATTGCTTTCTACTAGCATCTGGTAAGCCTCTTTTATTTCTTTTGTTGTAGCGTTGGGTGTGCCTTTCTTGCGCCCACCCAGACTGTTACCTTTCTCAAATGGCATGTTAAATCATGTTAGTTTATCATATAAGAAACCAAAAAAAAAGCACAGTGTACTACACCATGCTCTTTTCCTCGTTTAAAACCAATAAACAAATGCGTTGCCTACTCCGCTGTAAAGCACTAGCATTCAATTCCAAAGATAACTAAATCATTTAAAAGAATGTCTATCAACTCTTTTTTTTTGTTGCTGACCGTATAGCCCACACCACAGTTAGGGCATACAGTATCAGTAAGATCACAATTTGAGCCATCTTCTTCTTCTTTCATATTTCCTTATTAGTTTAGCGTTGTTTAAGAGATGCTCTGAGGCATCCTCTATGGTGTTTAGGTGTGAGCATACCAGTACAGTGTTGATAGTGTCATAGCGTAGCTCTCTAAGCGTTTGGCGTATGTATCGCAGGTGTTTAAGTTTGCGTTGGTATTGCATTATCATAGCTCTCCAGTTATATAGTAATCATGTAGCATCTCTTGCACCTCTAGTTTTTCTTTACCTGCAAAGAAATGGTTGTATTGCTGTAAGGCATACAACACTTTCTCTTCACCTGCATTATAGAAATCGGCTGTGCAGGAGTACACACCGATATCACATGAGGCTTTATCTATTACCAGAAAATCAAAATCTGTGTAATCACAGTTGAACAGCTGACAATAAATGTAAACTTGAACTCCGTATGAAAATTTGTATCTGGCACTATACACAAAGTTCTTTAGGTCTGAGGTGGTTTTAAGATCTACGATCCCTCCAGAGTTCTTGAGTATGTCTGCCTTACCTCTAAACGGTACACCCTCTACATAACCAACCGCAGGTACTTCAAACTTACTATCGCTTAAAAGCTCTCTGGCTTTCTCGTTCTTAAAGATCGCATCGGCAATGCGCTCTGCATTATATTTCTCTTTATTGGTGTATAGCACATGTTTGGGATGTTGTGCGCTCATCTCTTTCCAAACCTTAGTGGTTTTTGTTGTGGTTTCACAAAAAACCAGTTCATTCAGTCTATGAGGTTCTAGGATCATCATGTGGATCAAACGCCCATCTCTTAGAGCTTGGCTGTTTGTTTCCTCACCGTACTGTTGTAAGTTCCAATAAGTTTTTGGACTGTCTAGGATCTTCTTTACGCTAGAACTGCTTAGAGCGTTCTTGCCTAAAAATCCATAATAGAACTCATCATCATAAGACTGCTCTATTAACCAGTCATGATCATATAATTTGCCATCAAGTAATTCAATCTGTTTCATTTGTCTTTGGTGTTAAAGGTTATGCCATATCCTTGTAGACTTGAGTCCCTTTGTAACTCGTAGCCACCAAATCTACCTGCGTAGATTAAATAACCTATACACTTTTCTTTTTCAGAGTAATTCCTTATATCAAAAAAAGCAGGGGATACATTGATTTTTCCTTTGTGTCCACGAATATCTGCCTCTACTACGGCATCGTTTAATAGTTGAACTAATGTTTTCATTTCTCTTTTGTTTTTAAGGTTTCTATTTCACAATCTGACTTATTCTGTATAGTGGAGCAAATCATTGCCTTTATTCTTTCCTGCTCTAACCAGTTAAGGTGTTTAAAGAATTGTTTGATCCGTTTCATCTATTCATTCCTAATGCATGTAAAAACCTCTGCCCTTTATCTTGGTCAATGGTTTTGATCAGTCTGTAAATAACTGCACTAGCCCTCCTAGATTTCTCTTTGTAGTTCCTTGAGGATTCTGTACCAATGTTCTGGTAGATCTGAGCATCTACCCATAGGAGTAGATTCACTTTATCAGATTCTGATCGCTGAGGATCGTTCACGATTTCATACGCTTTTGCTACTGCCATCTCTGCATCCATACTATAACGGTTTAATGTTTTCTAAATGCCTTACCCACATCTTAGCCACCATCGCTTTACGCTGTGGCTTAAAAGGGAATCGCCTCCGCAGTAATGCATTGGCGATCCTTATAAACTGATTCATATTAGTTTCCATACTGTAAAGCGAATGTTACAGCGTTTAGCTTTTGGTCTGCTCCATATCCTGCGAATACTTGATCATAGGTTCTGGTAGCATTAAAGAGCCTCCAGTATGCATCTCCTGCATCAGCATCATGAAACTTATGCACTGTGAACTGGGCTGAGTGATCAGCTGAGTTCTTAGCGTTCTGGTAAAAGGTTCTGGTGTGTACTAGCTTGTAATTTTTCATTTGTTTATAAATTGGTTAATAAGTACCAATATATAAAAAATCTAACTAACTGGTATAGTGCCTACTATAAGATCTTCACAATCTGACAATCTTAAATAAGTGAATATGTCTTGTCCGTTTGGTCTACCTAGCCAAACATTAGGCATCTCGTAACACATCACGCCCATCTGCCGATGCACTGATCCATCGTAAGGCTCACAGATTTCTAGTGTACGCTTTCGCAAAGCATCTTTATCAAACACATGAAATCCCTCTGGGAATAGAAAGGCTATAAACTCTGCCTTACTTTGCTTTGCACACCATCCATGATACCCCCATCTGTTCTGCATCTCTATAAGTATGTAACCGTACTCATGTGATCGCTTTAAACCTTTAACATCAATTTTACGATCATGCCAGATAAAATCTATGTGCTTCTTGTCATCTTCAGTTTCAGTCTTAGTTGCATTAGTCAGCTCTTTAAAAAGAGCCTCTGCATCTGTACCCATTTTCTTTACATGTGCTAGGCGTTCTGGTGATAGCTTGAGGCTATTCTTTAGGTAATCATGTAAACTCATTCAGATCCGTTTGGGTTAATAGCTTATTGTCCTTGTAAAAGTATAGGATCATGTCTTTGTACTTGACCTTTACACCTCCATACTGCCCAGACAAATCAAACTTCCATTGCTTTCCTTTGTGGTGGGTTGTGATACCCACCCCCTCTTTAAAATCTAGTATGTCATGACCATTAGCAAACAGCCAGACCATGAGTAGATTACTAAGTTTCTCACCCTGCATCGTAGGTAGCGTAGAGATTTCTTAGATCATCAATATGCCGTTTCCATTCTCTGGGTGAGCAGGTGCAGGGTACATACATCTTATGCTGAAAAACCCTAGCATGGATCTCACTAAGTGGCTGTTGCCATTTCTCTTTGATCTCGTTACCGTTAAACTCACCAAAGAATGTTTCCAGAGTTTGGTGTTCATCTCTTTCTAAACACAGCACCTCTGTACGCTTGTAAGGAAACGCTTTGTTTAGAGCATCCTTACGAGCCTCACACCCACAATCAATTCCAGTGGCATCCACAAAAGCATCTACTACCGCTTTGATCCCAGTGGCTTTAGTTATTTTCTCTATCGTGTCCCCCACCCCTTTGGAGGTAGTCATAGTCTTTGTTTTGGTAATCTTCGT